CAGGTGATAGTATTAAAAATGCTGGTAAGAATACTGCTGGTTCACAACAGAAACCGGATGGACAATATAGGATTAAAAATAAGGAGGCAACACCTAAACCTGAGAAGGGTGGAGCACTATCCAGGAGGGCAGATAGGACCGCTGATATGGTAAAAAGGGCAGTAAAAACTGCTGCCCAAAAGAAACTATCAGGTGCTCCAAAAAGACCCATGTTAGGTACAGCACAGAGACCTGATTTAACCAAGAAACCAGCACTCAAACCGGTACAACAAAGGGCAGCAGTTTCTGGCACACCACAGAGAAAATCATTGCCTGCTGGTAGTGGTTCAATCCAGAAAAGGGGTGAGTCTAAACCTGCTACCCAGTCAGGAATTAAACCAGTCAGGGTAACAGTTTTGGGACCAAAGAGGGCAGGTTATTTGGGTTCAGGTGATAAAAAGAAGGTGACTGGTAGTGGACCCCAAAAGAAATTACCTGCTGCTAAGAATAATACGAAAGCACCAGTAGGTTCACCTAACAAACCAAAAGAACCAGCAGCACAGAAACAAAAGGCAAAAGCACTGCCCCCGGCTACATCTAGCAAGGGATATTGATTAGTATTATTGTTAGTTACCTCTAAAGTGGGCTTGTAGTGTAACCACAACACTGCTACAATGGGAACAAGAGCCCGCATCGGTATTCAACTCAATGGAAACTCTATTCTTTCTGCTTATCATCACTGGGACGGTTATCCTGAGTGGTTGGGTAAGGTATTGGTTGAGCACTACAATACGAAGGAGAAAGTAGCGGCCCTGATTGATGGCGGGGATATGTCAGTCTGCTGGACTGATGAAGGATGGAATAGTGATGGCATCACTGTTCATAACAAGGAAGAATTTGGTCCCCAATACTATTCTGAAAGGGGAGAAGATTGTCCTCCAAGGTTTGATGAGGATATGTTTGATTTTGTATATGAAAAGGAGAATAATGAGGAGTATGCTTATGTCTGGACTGTGAACAATAAGTGGGTCTGTATGCAAATGAATCAGTTCAATGATTCTAAACCACAAAAGGTTGAAATCCCTGCTTAATATTGTTAGTTACCCCTAAAATGGACCCACTGTGTTACCATCCAATCATGAACCTCACCGAGTCACAACTTGAGGTTGTCCTTGAGTCAATACAACACACACTAGATGTGTTGGATCGGGTTGACTATCAATGTGACAACAATGATCCCAAAAATGTAGAAAAGACTGCTCCTTATGCTGTTGGTTACAGCAAGGAGACACTAAAATCCCTCATTAACACCATTCACGCTATCCAATCTCACGACTGATTATCATGAACAACTCTTCAACTATTTTGAAAGAAATGCAGGAACTCCGCAAAGTGTGGAGGACTCAGAACTTCTATTACACAAAAGAACAGCAGGAACGATATGATGAACTGCTTGATCTTCGCAGGGCATTTATCAACTATTGGAAGGAAAATAATATGGTTTGGGTAGGTCCATCCATGGCAGGCAAGAATAAGACTGAGGAGGAAGAATCATGACCCATACAGTCAAAGCAGCATGGCACGATTCTAGGGGTCGTCGTCATAACATTTACCTTCAAACTGACACTGCTGATAGAAGAATAATCGAGGAGATTATTCAGGAACAATATCCTGCTAGCAGGGTAACAATCCTCTCAGTTATGAGGGATCAGCAGGAGATTGCTGAGAGAAATGCACGCCATTCTGAATATGTTCAGGCACAGCGTGATAGAAACCAACAATGGATTGAAAACCAACGCTCAAACTATGGACAAATCAACTCTGGAAATGTTTCTGCTGGTTCTAATTTCAATGGAGAGCATTACACATACGCATCTGACGATAAGCACTATGGAGGCGCTAACACAGCAGCATTGTGGGCGCTAGGTGCGGGTGCCACAGTGTTAACTGCCAAAGGATTATGGTGGGGTGGAAAGACTGTTTTTAGGGGTCTTTCTAAAGTTGTTGACACTGTGAGGGTAAAGTGATAAAAAATTTGAAAATCTATGTCTATGCTCTAGCAATAGCAGCATTTTTGATAAACATATACTTATGGCAAAAAGTAGTTTGTGTTCACTCCCCAGACAATTGGGTATGTGATATTGTTAGTTACCTCTAAACTGGACCCCTATTGTAATCACACAACCAACCAAATGACATCAACTCGTTTCAAAGGTGGTATCCAAAATGGCACCGTTGCCACTGATGCCAGGGCCCGCAAACTTGACAAACAATGTAAGCACGTTAAGGATGAGATTTTTGCCCTGTTACAGGCAAGGTATCCTCAACTTACCCTTCAAAAGAAACTCACAAAGGATCAGATTCCTGGTGGTATTGGTGCTTGTGAACCAGATGGCGGTGCTTGGTTCTACAATGGTGTGCTGATTGCCGTCTTTGAAGGTAAGAAACAGCAGGATAGGGGCAATGCTATTGAACGCTGGTTCAAGAATAATTTTGTCTGCCGTGCTATCAACCCGGATGTTTCTTATGTCACTTTCTGCACTGGAGAGGGTGCATATCGTATTTGGGATAAAATGTTGGGTAACTTAACTTATGGTCAAATTGTGAAAGCACTGAACATTGCTCACCTTGAAGGATTTGACCAGTACAATCCTGGTGGCAATAGTGCATATTTGAACACTGATTGCTTTACAAAGGAGTTTCTTAGTGCTATTATGATTAAAGTTATCACTGAGAGAATCGAATCTCTGACCGTGTTTGAATGAAACCGTTGTTTATATGGGCAGGTGGTAAGACAAAGGTGCTGAAACATTATGCACCTTTTATGCCATCTAAGTTCAAAACTTACTATGAACCATTCTTTGGTGGTGGGGCAATGTTTGTCCATGTGATGAACACCTACAAACCAGAGAATGTGGTGATAAATGACATCAATCCTGATGTCGTTAATATCTATAGGGCAATCAAAAATGACCTGACTGAGTTTCAACAAAGGTTGAATAGTCTTGAATCTCAGTATCTACCACTGAGCAAGGATGACCGTAAAAAGTTTTACTTTGACATCAGACATCTTCATGGTTGGAGCTATCAAGAATGGAGCAAAACATTTGAGGCAGCAACACTATATTTCCTGATGAAAACGGGGTTCAATGGTATCTACCAACTCAACAAGAATACCAATGGAAGGTATGGAACACCCGCAGGATTGTTGAATCAAAAGGATAAGATTTATGATAGGGATGTGCTCAACTGGTGGCACAATGCCCTACAGAATGTTAGCATCATGACGGGAGATTGGAAGGATGCTGTTAATAATGACCCTGATGGATTTTTCTTTTTTGACCCACCATACAGGGATAGTTTTGCTGATTATGGCAACGGATTTGATGAACAGGCACTGACAGACCTTCTGGACTTTGCGGACAAACAAAAAACAGTTTTTGTTGCTAACAGGGCAGATGATGACTGGTTTGAGAATCAATCAAGATCAATGAGTATTCATTACTTTGACATCACATATACGGCAGGAAGGAGAAAGAAAACAGATGATGGATTTATTGCTAAGAAAGCAAGGGAGATTCTATTGTATAAAACAGACAGGACAATCCTTGGATAGATTGTTAGTTACCACTAAACTGGACCACTATTACAGACACCAACCACATTGATCAATCTCCGACCCCATCAACAAACTGCCGTCGATGCTCTCCGTTCTAATAGTATTGGTCAGTGTATATTTCCCACTGGTGGTGGTAAGACACTGGTTCAGATTGTGGACGCGATGAAGCGTTTTGAGATCAAAGTTCCACGAACCATTGTTGTTGTGGCACCACGATTATTGCTTGCTAATCAACTCTGTGATGATTATCTTCAGCACATTACTAATGCTAATGTGTTGCATGTTCACAGTGGTGATACCCGTCATTTCAAAACTACACGTCCTGAGAGAATCAAACTGTTTGTTTCTATGTGTGAGACAGTGCGTGAGCATGTTATCATCTTCACCACATATCACTCCCTACATCGCATTGTAGAGGCAGATATTAACATTGACACAATATACTTTGATGAGGCACATAACAGTGTTCAGAGACACTTTTATCCTGCCACTGAGACATTATCTAAGAAGGCAGATCGTGCCTACTTTTTTACTGCAACCCGCAAGACTTCTGCCACTGTTAAGAAACCAGGCATGAACTGGGCTGATACTTATGGACAGGTGATTGCTAGGGTCTCTGCTCCCACACTTGTGGATGGTGGTTACATTTTGCCACCAAAAGTGAAGGTGATTGATATGGATAAGCATCCCGTAAAAGCAATCACACCTAATATGGACAGTGAGAACATTCTCTCGTCCATTGATGACATGGGACTTAAAAAGATCCTTGTTTGTGTCAAGACCACCAAACAGTTGACACAACTTATGCAGACTGATTTTGCATATCAGATTGAACAGAGGGGATATGATTATCTCTACATCACTGCTAAAACTGGTGCCATTATCAATGGTAAAAAAGTATCAAGGGAGAAATTCTTTGACACTCTTAATGCTTGGGGCAAAGATCCTGCTAAAAAGTTTGTTATCCTACACAGATCAATCCTGTCTGAGGGTATCAATGTTTCTGAACTTGAAGGTGTTGTCT